TTGTGGTGGGATATACTAATTATGAAATACGGTACGGAAAATTGAATTATATTTGTCAATAGTTTATGTTTAACGGTTAGGTTGGGGAGGCATTCGTATTCATTTCTCTATTCTATAAGCACCGCACAGTTAGCCTCCCCTTTTTTAACCAAAAACACGCATAATTATGAAAGAAAAATTGAAAGTTGCATTTGGAATTACATTACTACCGTTATTTGCGGCAATGTACTACATGGATAAGATAATACTACTATTCTTGCCTCACTTACCACAGGAGAGTGTTCAAAAGTGGTTCGGATCGCAAAAAGAAATGGTCAGTAGTACGATAAGAGTTGTTGCCTTTTGGGGTGCAATTGGTATATACTATATAATTACTTGGATAATTGGAGTTTTTTAGCACATACGATAAGATTGAGCGCGTTTACTCAACGAATTACGACAAATGTATCATTGGCTATTGTCAAAACACGCTAATACCTATCTATTCAGCTAATAAACTAATCAAAGTACTAAGGAAAGAAGAACACTTAGAACATTACGATGCAATTGATTTCATCACTAACCACATGAGGCATGATGATGCTATAATTTGCATTGATTATGAATAAGTCAAGAACACGCATAACAGACAAATTACATAGGCAACAAAGACGCAAACAACGCGCAACGTGCCAAATAAAGAAATGGATGTACGAAAACACTGCATTCGAAAGATTAAACCCACATGAGTAATGGCATACGATACAAAAGAACTATATCAAAAAGCAATACAAGCAATAAAAGAAAACAATCTGTTCTTCATTGAGGATGTAGTTGCACTTTTGCCATGTTCTAAACCAACGTTTTACGATCATATACCAGTCAATTCTAACGAATTTAACGTATTAAAGGAGTTGATTGAAGAGAATCGCGTGAGTGTTAAGTTGAAGATGCGCAAGAAATGGCTTGAAAGCGATAACGCAACACTTCAAATGGGGCTTATGAAGTTGATCACAACGGATGAGGAACGTAAACGCCTTGCAACGTCTTACATGGAGACCAAACAAAAGCATACAACGGTAGATCTATCCGAACTATCAACTGACGATATTGTTAACCTACTCAAAGATGATGAGCAATGAGCATAAGGAAGCGGCTAAAGAATTACTTCGGCAAGAACTCGCAAGAAGGAGTTTCTTTCATTTTTGTAGGTACTATGATCGCGATTTTGTACACGCGAGACCTTTTGTTAAAGACATTTGCGAGGCTTTTCAAGAGGTTGAGGATAAGAAAATAAAGAGTCTAAGCGTATCATTGCCTCCGAGAGCGGGTAAATCTTACATCACATCACTATTTTGCGCTTGGACATTAGGCAAGAATCCCGATAAGTCAGTGATGCGTAACGCGTGTACGGCTACTCTATTTCTCAAATTTAGTTACGATGTACGCGCAATACTTAAAGATGAACGCTTTAAACGCGTATTCCCTGATGTAAGCCTATCAGATGATAAAGCAAATTTGCAAGGTTGGAACACCAATAAGAGTAAGCAAGTAGGTTATTTCGGTGCTGGTGTAGGCGGTACGATCATCGGATTCGGTGCAAGTAATGTTGCAATCACTGATGACCTTTATAGAGGCATTGAGGATGCTTTAAGCGACACGGTAAACGATCGGATCATTCAATGGAAGGAATCAACGCATGATTCACGTTTTGAGACAGGATGCGCACGTATAGACATAGGTACGCGCTGGTCGGTCAATGATGTAATTGGTCGAGGTATAAATGAAACAATATACGATAAGAGCATAATCGTACCGGCGTTAGATGATCAAGGTAACTCATTCTGCGAGGCTGTAATGACAACTGATGAGTACAAGCAAGTACAAAAGCGCACGGCTAAGGAAATATGGTTAGCCGAATACCAACAGCGACCAATAGACATTGAAGGTCGACTTTTCAGTGATTACAAACGTATCAATCAAAAGGAATTTGACGAGTTTATAAACACTAACCAAGTTGAAGGTACACTGGCATATATCGATGTATCTGATACGGGAATGGATTACACGGCAATGGCAATAGCGGCAATAGTCAAGAATCAAACGTACATTGTAGATTATGTATTCAACCGTGATAATACCGATCTAACTATACCGCAATGCGCGGCGTTACTAAACAAATGGAACGTATCATATTGCCGGGTTGAATCTAATAACATGGGTGCAATGTTTGCACGTAACTTACAGAACCTAACCAAAACAAAGATTCTCCAAGTTGCCAATACTACAAACAAGATTACACGTATCATTATGCAGTCAGCATTCATCAGCCAACGGATGCAATTTGTAGTAAAAGAAGAACAACAATGCCTTACATTCATTGAAAATATGCTTTCATTTAGTAAAGAAGGCAAGAACAAACATGACGATGCACCCGATTGTTTAGCCGGGTTAAGTTTATTTTTGCAATCTATGTTTAAAAATTTATCGTAACTTTGATTAAAATCTAATCATATGATCAGATGAATCTGAACTTCTGGGAGACTTTTTTCGGTATAGATCAAAACCGACAAGATAGGTACATCAACCAATGGAATAGAATATTCCCCGTAATGAATCAAATGTGGGGAGTTAAGAACGCTGTATGGATTGATACTAATAACGCGTGGCAGCACTACTTAGATATTCCTGAATTACGCGCTGTAATTGACAAACGCGCATCAATGATGGCGGCTAATAAACCAGTGTTGTTAGATGCTGATGGTAACGTAGTGGAAAGCCATTGGTTCGTTGATCTTGCCAAGCAACCTAATCCAATTCAATCATGGTCGGATGTTGTATATTCATTTAGCGTTAACGATGCGCTCTATTCTAACGCGTTTGGATACTGTCCAAAGCGATCATTTGACATCCGCAACTTACTTGTTCCATTACCATCTAACCGTATTCAGTTAGATACAAGCGGTAAAACGCTTAAACAAATGGATGAGGGCGGCATGATCAACCGTTATAAATTCAGGTATGATGATGATAAGTTAGAGATAATCGAGGTTGATGATATGATCTATTTAACAACGGCTGATGGGATGAACATCCTTAAACCTATTTCACGTATAGATTCATTGAAATACCCGTTATCAAACATCAAAGCATCGTATCATAAGCGTAATGTACTACTCGAAAACATTGGTGCAATAGGTATCTTATCAGCGCAAAAGAGCGATATGGGTGGTGCTATTCCAATGACACCTGAAGAAAAGACAGCCATTCAAAAGGATTGGTACAACCGCTCTAAGGATGAGATAATGATCACCGAAAGCCAAGTAAATTGGACACCGATGTCTTATCCAACTAAGGACTTGCTACTATTCGAGGAATTGAACGCTGATAAAATGGCAATCATTGACGCGTATGGAATGAACGTAAACCTATTCTCAAATGAGAAAGGATCGACATTCAGCAACGTGAAAGATAGTGTTCGTATGGTATATACGGATACAATCATCCCTGAAACGCAACAGATGTACGATACTATTGCGCATCAATTAGGATTAAAAGATGAAGGTTATTCGATTAAAGCGGATTTCTCGCACTTGCCGGTGTTACAAGATGATGAACAACAGAAAGCACAGGCAATGAACACACGCGCTGATGCTGTTAACAAGATAATTCAGGCTGGTGTTGACTTAACAGATGATGAAAAGAGATTATTACTTGAAATATGAAAGATTATAACATATACAGAACGAAAGCGGCATCTGATATAAAGGATGTTGATAAGGCAAATCGTCAAGTTGCAGTGTACTTATCTAAGTTCGATAATATAGATTCGGACAATGACATGATTAAACGAGGTGCATTCGCTAAATCTATTCAAGAACGCGGGGTTGATTCGACATCTAACCGTAAAATCGCGTTCCTTAGACACCATGACTGGGAGCAACAGATCGGTAAATGGTTGAGCCTACAAGAGGATGATAAAGGATTGTTCGCAGTGGGTGAATTAGGTCGATCATCTAAGGGCGAAGATGCTTGGTTAGACTATGAAGATGGTATTATACGTGAGCATTCAATCGGATTCCAATACATGGGCGATAAAATCAAATGGATGGATGATTCATCAATGGAAAAAGGCGGTTATTGGATGGTTTCAGAGG